TCAATAGAAAAATTATATTTAATAAAAGATAATACTACTCGTGCAGGTAACAGCTTAACAATGAAAACGGCCACCGGATCAGGATTTAACCCTACAAGTGGTAAGTTACATTTAGCATATTCGAATGGCACAAATTTATCAAACGTAGATCTTGGAACTTTGGGTGGAGAAATAGCTACAGCATCAATTGCAGATAATGCAATCACAAGTGCTAAGATTTCTGACAATTCAATTATAACAGCTAAAATATCTGATAATCAAATTGTTACAGCGAAAGTTTCAGACAATGCAATTACAACAAATAAATTATCCAACAATGCTGTAACTGCAGATAAACTTTTAAGAAAATTCACAATCACAACCAATGTAACTCCTGCAGGTGGTGCAAACGGGGATCTTTGGTTTGTATATTCATAGGTCTTTATGGCATCAGAAACTTATGTACATGATGGCTCTTCATTCAATGAAGCAACTCAAATATATGTAAACGTAGGTGGTACGTTTAAAGAAGTTGATGAGGGTTATGCTAATGTATCAGGAACTTACAAATTAGTTTTTTCTGCTTTTACTGCAACATCTTTTGTTACATTATCTCCAGGAACAGGATCTTTTGCTGTACCAGCTAACGCAAATGCAATACATATACAATCTGCTGTTGGTGCAGGAGGGGGAGCTGTAAGGGGAGCTGACTATGATAAAGCAGGAGGAGAATCATCTGGTGCAGGAGGTGGATCGGGTGCTTATGTATCTGATAAAGTTTTTTCAATATCTGATTCAGAGACAATGAGTTATGCTGTGGGTTCTGGAGGAGCTGCAGGAAATGGCAGTCACTTAAATGCAGTAGCATCCGCAGGAACTTCAACCACATTGAGTGGATCATCTACTGGAACACTATTTACTTTAAATGGTGGTGGTGGCTCAAGAGGAACAGGCGGAGGAGCACAAGGACCACTTAGAACAAATGTTGCTGGTACAGCAGGATCAGGAACAGTAGCTACAGGATTAACAACAGGAATATTTAAAGATAGTGACGGTACAAATAAAAATATAAATACTTTAAACGGAGGCCCAACAAGTTCATTCAATGATAATGGTGACGGAGTTATCGGACAAAACAACGGTAACTGTGGAGGAGATAACTGTCAAATAAATGGATCAAACGGTGGTTCATCATTTAATGGAAACATTGCAGGAGGAGCTGGAGGGATTACAGGTGCTAGAACAAACGGTTCGCCTGGGACACGGGGATCAGGCGGAGGCGGAGGTGGTGGCCAACTTTCGGGCGGAGGAAACACACTTGGTGCTGCAGGTGGTAACGGAGAAATTGTATATAGATTTCTGAAAGTACGATAGTTGCATATAACTCCTAACAAAATAATTTTTCCATCCTTAATTAAAAGAATAAAAGTATCTGATATTGAACCTCAACAATCTGTATATAATTTAGATTTAATAAAAAATTTAAAAAAAGATATTAAAGAAAAGGGTATGATATGTCCTTTAGTAATATCAAGATCACACAAATTAATAGACGGACACCATAGATTTATGTCAATAAAAGATAGTTTTACTTCAACTGATTGCTATGTTATTGATTCACAGAAGGAAGTAGATAAATTTTTTTCTCTTCTTAACAGTTATGTTTGGTTTGAATCTAAAGGTGGATTAGATGTCTAGTGTTTTAAAATGGTTTGGTAGTCCAATTTACATATCTCAAATAAAAAATTACGAGAGCATTAATAAAAAAATATTGCCCATACTAGAAAAAGATATTGTGGCAACAAATTCACAATATGCTCAAACTACAGACGTTAAACCAAAACCTTTACAATCCATTGATGATAATCTTCATTTGAACAAAAACTTTACAGATTTATACGCAGAGATAGAAAAAGCAATAATAGCTTTTTTGAATATTCAACATTATGACTTATCGATGTTTCAATTATTTATTACAAAGAGTTGGGCAACATATTCCACAAAAGAACAGTATATACATTACCACAGACATATGAGTTCACATTTTAGTTTTGTATATTATGTTAAGGCTAAGAACCAAGGTAATTTATTTTTTATAGATGATGAGGGCATGAGAAGTGGTCTGAATGTTCCAAGACGTGACCCATATTTTACTAAATGGGATGAACAGAATTTTGCTAAAGCAGAATACCCAGCGGAAACTGGAAACATTGTTATATTTCCTAGCTCCACTTGGCACGAGACAGGCTTTAATAAAACTAACGAGCCTCGAATATCAATATCTGGAGATGTATTAATTACTATGAAAGAAGGTGTTGTTTCTGAACATAACATGCCTTCACCTACGACTTGGAAGCTGATCTAATATATAGTAAAATACGATATGCCTTTAACAAATGTAAAAATTATACCAGGCTTTGACAAGACCGACACACCATCAGGAGCTGAGGGTAAGTGGATTGACGGAGACTTTACAAGATTTAGATATGGACAACCTGAGAAAATTGGTGGTTTTACCGCAATAGGAAGTCATACAATATCAGGACCTGCAAGAGCAATTCATACATTTACAGATTTAGATGGAAGAAAGTATGCTGGTATTGGATCATCAAAATTATTATTAATATATTATGGTGGTGCGTTTTATGATATCACACCACTTGGTACACAAGTAAGTTCAGTTACGTTTACATCAACAAATAATTCAAACACGGTTACAGTTAATAAAACTGCTCATGGATTAGTAGCAGGAGAATATTTCTTATTTACAAATGTAACTTTACCTGGAGGAGGAGCTACAAGTTTTACAACAGCTAATTTTACAGATAATACATTTGAAGTAGTAACGGCTACCGCAAACACTTTCACAGTAACAATGCCCGTGACAGAGACAGGAACCGGTATGACAGCAGCAGGATCGGCAGATGTGACTCCATATATTGATATTGGTCCAATCGCACAGACTACAGGATATGGTTGGGGTACAGGACAATGGGGTGGATCAATTGGTAATCAACCAAGCACAACACTTAATGGACTTCTACAAAACAATACAGCTGGTACTGGAGGTGTTGGTACAAGCATAACTCTTACAAGTTCATCAGGTTTTAATTCTGGTGGAGGTATTATTTTAGTTGGTGCTTTGGGTTCATCGTCAGCTGAGTTAATAACTTATACTGGTGTATCATCAAATGATCTTACAGGTATAACAAGAGGTGCATTAGGTACAAGCATATCAGCACATTCATCAGGTACGCTTGTTACAGAAGTATCTGCTTTTATAGGATGGGGAAATCAAACTACAACATCTTCTGTAATTCTAGACCCAGGTAACTGGCACTTAGATAACTTTGGTGAGATATTTACCGCAACAATTAGAAACGGTAAAACATTTACATGGAATGCAGGTGCGTCTAACCCACTTAACAACCGAGCTATAGAAATGCCTTCAGCACCCACAAGATCTATTCTTACAGCTGTCTCCGATCGAGATAGACATTTTGTTCATTTTGGTACTGAGACTACAGTTGGTGATGCAAATACACAAGATCCAATGTTTATCAGATTTAGTGATCAGGAAGATTTTAGCACGTACGCACCGACTTCGACAAATACTGCTGGAACATTTAGACTGGACACCGGAAACACAATCGTGACTGCTATATCTGGTAAAGATTATATTTTAATATTAACTGATCAAGCAGCTTACACAATGCAGTTTGTTGGTCCACCTTTTACTTTCAGTATAAGGCAGGTTGGTACTAACTGCGGGTGCATTGGTCAACACGCTGCAGCTTATGCAGATGGTAAAGTATATTGGATGGGTCTTTCAGGAGGCTTCTTTGTTTACGATGGTACTGTTAAACTACTACCAAGCTTAGTTGAGGACTTTGTTTTTACCACAGACGGAGATAATCTTGGCGTAAACTACAACTCAAACCAAATTATTTATGCATCACACAATTCACTATACAACGAGATTATATGGTTCTATCCTAAAGGAACACCTCTTCCTAATGGTTCTTCACAGAACGATAGATCAGCGGTTTATAATTACGTGGAAAACACTTGGGCAACCATGTCATTAGCGAGAACAGCGTACTCTGACTCTGTTACATACGACAACCCACAAGCTACAGAATTTAATTCTACAGGAACACCTACATTTCCTACAATAAACGGTGTAACAAATACTTTTGGTGCATCAACACTATTTGCACACGAAGAAGGAACTAATCAAATATCTTTAAATGGTGTTTCTAGTCCAATACCTGCATTTGTTCAATCAGGTGATTTCGATATTAGTCAAGGAGGAGATGGAGAATTTTTATTGAAAGTGAGAAGGTTTTTACCTGATTTTAAAAACTTAGAAGGTACAGTCACCATTACATTAGGTACAAAAAACTTTCCAATATCAACACAATCAACAACAACAAGTTTTGCAGTAACCTCAACAACAAGTAAAATAGATACAAGAGTAAGAGGTAGATTAGCAAACATTAAAATAGAAAATACAGCTGTAGATGACAATTGGAGATTTGGAACTTTTAGAGCTGATGTTCAACCAGACGGAATGAGATAATGGCAAAAGTAACAGTATACATACCAGAACCAAAAGAAGAATATCAACCAGAAAACCAAAGACAAATTATACAATCTTTGGACACAGTTAAAACACAATTGAATACATCATATCAGGAAGATTTAAAAAATGAACAGAATGCTTTTCAATTCTTTATGCAATAATGACTATACAATATAAAAACCAAGGATTCGTTATAGACTCAACAAACGCAGAGGAGGTCTTTGTCTGTCCTACAAGTGGCGTGGCTATTGTTAAGAGTGTAAAAATTTCAAATGATGCTGCTGTAGATGCATTAATAAAAGGGGCACTTGTAGATTCTTCTACTGCATTTGCACATACTTTTTTCATAGATACACTTACATCTGATTCAAGTACAAACATGGTAAGTAATGTATTAAATTTAGAGGCAGGTGATAAAATAAACATACAATCCTCTCAAGGTGGGTCTGTAATACAAGGTGTTATATCTTATGCATTAATAGATAGGTCACAAGAGAATGGCTAAACCACCTAAATTTGGTGTTAATACTTATAGGGGTAGCACCAGAAAAAAGAGACCAGGCCGACACAAAAAAAGATTGAATAAGTCAGAAAAAAGGCATATGAAAAAAAGATGATTAAATTCTTAAGAAAATTACTTGGAATTGAAAACCAAGATTATAGAATCAGAAGATTAGAAAGAAAACTCTACTGGAAAGAGAAATA